TACCTGAGGAGGAGTTCACAGCGTTCCTTGAGTATCAGCAAATGTCTGCAAAACTGGAGTTCATGTCCGGATTAGACGTAAATTCTATCAGCGGTACAGCCCTTGCAATTGCACGTTCAGTGTTGAATGAAGGTATGTCGTTGTTCAGTGCCTTTGCAATGCTCTTGAACTACCAGAGATACGGTAAGATGCCGGGGATGTGTACAGTCGTGGAATGGTCTGTACGAGATGAAAGCCAACATGCTGAAGGTATGGCTAAGTTGTTTAGAGAGTTCTGTGATGAACACCCACGGATTGTTAATGATGATTTTAAGAAAGATATCTACGAGATGTTCCGTACTGCAGTCAAACTTGAAGACAAGGTTATTGACTTGGCGTATGAGATGGGTGACTTGGAAGGTCTCACGGCGGCAGATGTCAAGCAGTACATTCGCTACCTCGCAGACAGACGTCTACTGCAACTTGGTCTCAAGACGAACTGGAAGGTTAAGGAGAATCCTTTGCCGTGGATGGAGGAGTTACTAGGTGGATCGTCAATGAGTAACTTCTTTGAGAAGCGAGTGACTGACTACAACGCACATGGATTAGAAGGAGATGACTGGGGATGGTAAAGCTGTTTGCAGTATACTGCGGTGATCGTTACATAGGACGTTATCGGGACTTTACACCAGAGGGTGCCGTAGAACAAGCATACATGAAGTCAGGCAGTGCTTCCGCATACACAGGAAACGCACGGCATATGTATAAGGCGGTAGAGGTATGATAGTAGCACGATTTCACAATGTCTTTGGATTGTCTGCAGAGACAGTTCAGTCGCAACCAGTGTTAGGTTGGAAAGAAGGAGAAGACATTGAAGATGCGAATGTGTACTTCTTTGATGGATATGTAATCAATATCCCCTTCTGTAAAATAATGATAGGGGATATCTTTGAGGTTTTTGAGTAGGTCGTTCGCTCAACTTACGGCCCCGTAAGGGGCCTTTTTTATGGGCTTAATGGTAAGTCTTCAGTCATACGAGAGCGTTGAGGTTTTTCTTGAGCTTGTTCCTCAGGAGATAATACACGACCCATAAAGGTTACGTTCTGAGCAGAACTAATCGCTTCTTGAGCAGTTCCTGACGCCGAAGGACGTATTTGAGATGCGTCTAATACTCGTTGTTTAGCCCCCTCAAGTGTTTCTCCTGCGGCAGGTTGATCAACAACACGTTCATCAATGAACTCACCGTACTCTTCTTTCAATGGAGCATCCTTAAGTTTCTTAGAGCGTAGTGTTGATATACTAAACACATTGGTTTGCATAGGAGGAGTCACAGCAATTACTTGAGATGGCATTAATTGCTTAAGTAGTGGCCCTGCAACAGGAGCTTCGTTGAAGAAGTCATGAAGGTCTGAAGCAATACCAGTTAAGTCCCCATTAGGTTTAACATGGACTAGCATATTCATACCACCTTCAACCTTTGCACGGCTTGGGTGAGAAAACTGAATCCATACACCTTCGGCATCACGACCTTGAATAGAGAAAGACTTCCCGGCTTTAATCAACCCTTCATCAGTAGACTGAGCTTTCTTGAGTGCTTCTTCTAATGAATCAAGATTTGGAATAAGTCGAGGTGTTCCGTCCGCATCTAACTCAACATCATAAAACCCACCAACTTCTCCTCCCCTAGAAGGACGAAAAGCACGTTCAATAGCATTGATCTGGACATTGGTTGATAAAGATGCAAAGTGATCACCAGTGGCTTTTGACCGTGGAGCTTTAACTAATACTTTAGCTTTACTCATATCAAGACCAGAGTTCTTCCATACTCGCTCAATATGATCTTGAGCAAATTTAGACATTTCAGGTGAGATACCATCTAATGTAGCCGCTTGTCCTGCTGTCGAATGATACCAATCGTCCCCGACTTCGCTTTTCTTGAAGTACATTTGTGGTACATTGGGGTCAGCCGCCGCAAGCGCAAACTCCATCGGTACGTCACGTTTACCTGCCTTAGCATTAGTCTGCTGTCGGATGTTTGCTGTCTGCTGTACCTGAGAGTGGGCTGTCTCAATCATCTCAGCTACTTTAGCTTTCTGCGTGTTAAGGAGTTCTTCTAAGTTATCTGGAGCATCTGGAGTTCCTTTAAGACCTTTTAGTCGTTCGTACTCAGTAAGCTCATTTTTAAGAATCTTAGTTGTGTCTGTAAAGACCGCAGAAAGACCATACTCGTTATACAGGGCACGGGTGCGTGGGTTGAATAAATTATTAACAACACGACGAGCTCCTTTGACACCCCACTCAGACAGCCCAAGTCCTTTACGGATTGCATTCTGGATCTTGTTTTGTCCTGCTTTGGTTGTATCAGCGTCAGGGAACAACTCTGTTAATTGCTTCTCAAGCCAGTTACCATACTTCTTCTGTCGTGGATCATAGTAATTTTCAATGATAACATTAGCACTACTTAAGTCCCGCCCTGCAGATTGAGGGTCTAGCTTAGGAGTCGCTACACGACCTAACCCTTTCACAGGGCCTACGGCTCCGAACAGTCCTAAGGCTTCTGTAAATCGTCTTTTAGTGACTGGATCAAGCGTTTCTAAGTACTCGTTCAAGCCTGTCTTGTCAGTCAGAAACTGAGCAATCTCACCTGTGTACTCTTCAATAAAATCAGGGGTGACATAAGAAGCCGCTCGCTCCAGTGGTTCGCCTATGCCGTAATATCCTGTGCCTAAGATGTAGTCACCAACACCACGATCACCAGATTGAAACTCTGACTCTACCTTGGCAAGGTTTCCTCTGATTTCATCCATACCGGCCATTGTGTCTTGACGTAGCTCTGTAGCACTATCGCCAAAAAGAAAACTAGCGGGACTGTCGACTTCTTTAGATGCAACATTCATCGCCGCATCAAATGCTTTTAATACATCATTCAGTGACGGATTCGCCATCATCCTGTCCTTTCAGTAAAAACTCTTCACGAAGCTGATCAGCGGTAATACCACCTACGGTAAAGGTGGCCGCATTAGGCATTTCTGAAATCTTTTTAATTTCTTTAATACCTCCAACTTGTTTAATGACTTCCTTAGCTCTCTTAATTGTCTGTTGATTAGACACATACTTGGCACCACTGGTTCCTATGTACATGACAGCTAGCCACGGGTTGATTGCAAAAGCAGTGAAGTTCAATGCACCTGCAAGACCTTTAGCGGTTGGGCTAAAGTTCCCGAACCAATCAAGAACACGTTGAGATGTTTTTCCATCACGAATAGTTTTCAGTAGTTGCTTCTCTTGCTCAGTAAAATATTTGAGCTTTCGTTGGTCACCACTCAAGAGCTTCTTAGCAACAGAACGATATACTTCAGCAGAACGCCCTCTGCCTAGCTCAGCACCTTCAAATGCTTCTTCTAGTGTCCTGACCTTAGCATACTTATTATGTGCCGCTCTAGCGACTTTGAGAGCCGCTGAGCCCTCTTTAGCTAATGAGTTGTCAATCACGTCGTCAAACTCATTAATCATCTTGCGAATAATGTAGCCGTCGGTTGGGTCTTCAGCTAGTTTAAACAAACGACGACGAACATTCTCTGCCTGTCCTAACGTCATTCCTTGACTGACCTTGGATTCTAACAACTTACGAGCTTTATCGACTGCTGTGGTGACGTTAGGCATTGTAATATATTCAGCATCATCAGCAATCTTACTAGCTCTCAAGAGCATATCACGCATCTCTCCGGGGCCAACAGCAAACATTGATTGATCGACAGCGTCATATGCTTGATCTCGTAGCGTCCTTAGGTTTTCGACTGTTGGAGCAAACTGCTGACGTTTAATAGTACGATTAATCTTAATGTTCCCTAAGGAACTCAAGGCTTTTTCAAGTGGGCCACCAATTAAGATACCAACACCTGCACTGACCAAACCTTCTTCACCACGCTCAGCTAAACCACCTTCAGCACTGCCCATACCGTAGACAAAACCACCAGTACCGCCTTTGACAGAACCACGAACAAGTGGAGAAAGTTTTTCAATATACTTAGGAGCCTTAAGAAGTGTCGCAGGCGTCATGACTGCACCAATCAGTTCTTGAGTAGCCGCCGCTTCTGGGTTGTTAGCCGCATATGTTTTCATCTCATCACGAATCTTCGCAATGTTTTCTGCATACGTCTGATCACCAAAAGCTGACCGTAAAGCCGCCTCAAGCTCATCGGCAGTCCCAAAAGATACACCCTGCATGACATTGCGTACAGTCGCTCTAATGTCTTGCTGAGAGCTCTCAACACCTGTGTCAGACACCATTAGTGGATCAGCCATCTCAGGCTCTACATAAGGTTCTTGACTGTATTGGATGGTAGGGCGTTGGATTGGTTGTGGAGACGCTTGAGCTTGGTCTTTACGTCGACGAGCACTAGCAATCGCTATCGCTTGTTTCTGTTCTACTGTCAATTCCATTATTCAGGGCTCCAACCAAAGAGTTTCTTTTCGTCATCCGTCATAAACTCCCAGTTGTCTTGTACCTCTTGTGGTAGTGATCCTAAATCAAATGTAGGGAACGGTACAAACTCACCATTAACAAACTCACCAGTCCGGTAAGCAATTAAGTGGCCTGCACCTGCTCTAAGTAGTTGCTCATCATTGTAGTTGTTTGCAACTTGTGTAGCTCGACGCTCATACTCTTCTTTAATTTTTACTAACGATTTTCTTAGCTCTGTTTTACTTACAGAGGTATCTAGAGTATCTAAAGAGTTCTGGAGAGCATACAGTTCTTGAATAGCAACCTGACCAAGTGCACCACCAGTCGGTGATTCTTCACGCATTAATTGCAGTCTGTCAAAACCAATGTTAGCTCTAATCACGCCTACTTTTTTAACAAGTAAATCTTGCGCTGTCTCAGCAGACAAAATACCGCCTGATAGACTTCCTAAGACTTCCACGGTTTTACCTGCACGTCCTGCCGCCCAGTTATCTGGATCATCAACGAGTTTCAAAGCATCATCAATAGCAGACGTTACAAAGTTAGTCTTAGAACCAACATTGGCGATTTTATTTTTACTTGCCTGTAACTCTTTAGCTTGCTTCTCCGCTGTTGGAGAGCCCGGAATAACTTCCATTGAGTATTTCTGCTCACCATTAGGGCCTGTCGAGATCTTTAAGTAATGGTCTTGAGGAATGGTACCAAACTGTGGCATCTCAGCCCCTGCAATACGCTCAATCTTACCTAATGTACCGTCAGAACGAACTTCTTGTTGATACTGAGTTGCAGGAGATAGTCCTAAGCGACTCTTATCAGCATCTGTGAGAATTTTGTAGTTGGATGTTGGATTACGCTTACGAGCATCAAACAACACTGATGTACGTTTAGTGTCAGGATCAACATCAATTAAAACATCGCCAACTTCAATAGGTTTTTTCGCTTCTTGAACGCTCTTAATTGCTTCACTAGGATCAATAGACCCAGACTCCACTAAAGCGGCAAGCTCAGGGTTAGACTGTCGGACATACTCAACAGCCCCTTGGGTTGCTTTGCGTTGCTTAATCTGGCCTTTGACAACTTCTTCTTGTGCTTGAATCTGACTAGCAATCTGGATCATAACACGAGAAGGTGCACCTAAGTCTTTTAGACGTTGGTAAGTACCTTTCATGCTTTGAAGATTACCGGGTTGGTACGTCGACAATAACTGATCAATAGCCTGATTCTTTTCTGCCTGTACATCTTCAGCAGTCTTAAGACCAGTTGCTCCGGCAATACCTTCAGCAAGCATTTGTCCTGCAATACCACCTGCACCTGCAACTTGACCTAAGAGCCCACTCATAGACCCACCAAGTCCTGCTAAACTTTGTGATTGTCGCATGATTTCATCAATACGTTGACCACGGACTTGAGCAGGATTCTGGAACATTCCTTGTAACTGTTGTGGATTAATCGCCATACGAGTTCCTTAAGTTGGTTGGTTGAACTTCATCAAGCCAAGACCAAGATTCTGATAAAGGTTTGCAGTATTAAGACCTGCCGCAAGATTAGCCTGAGCCGCACCTAAACCGCCCTGTAGCAATCCTTGAGCCGCCGCCGCACCTGCTTGAGAAGCCCGACCACCGAACTCAGCACCCATTGTTAATGGCGACATGCCAAGTTGTTCAACACCAAACCCTTGTTGCATTAAACCAGTACCACGAGCAATAGCGGCATCTAGCTCATTCTGAGCTTGTTGACGTGACTGCATAGCGAGTGCTTGATCTGCCATTGCACGAGCACGTTGTTGACCAAACACATCCGGCTGATACATACCACCTGCACCGGCACCTGCGGCTTCGCCCGCTAATCTCATACCTAAGCGACCACTACCAAATAAGTTCTGGCGTAGTGCTAAATCTTCCTGAGTCCGTGTAGGAGCCATGATGTCCTGCATTTGCTGATAGTAGTCAGCAGAACGAGCACCTACGTCCATTGTCGTAGGTAATGCACCTGCACCTAACGTCATTAACTCATCACGGTACGCCTGAAGAACAGGATCTAGTTCATATCCGGCTTGTTGAGCTTCTTCGTCAAAGTAGCCGGTTCCAAAACCAGTCGTAACAGTGTACGGTTTAAACTGAGACATTTCTGCCGCTTGTTCAGCAATTGTTTGCTGTGTTCTAGCGGCTTCTTGAGCCGCACTCTTAGCCGCTTGAGAACCTAAGTATCCTGCACCGATAGTAGCGGCGGCTGTTAGCCAACTCATTATGCTGTCCTCTTCCACATATATACGGTTATAAATGGCATCAAGTTTGTTGTTCCTGTTGTTGTTGTAGCAACACCCTTTTCTCCACCTGTCTCTTCAGCAGTATCAAACTCAGTATCTGTTGAATCTAATCCCACAAGTACTTGTCCTTCAGCAAAAGCGACCCAAGTACCAAAACCAAAAGCAGTCCCGGGGTTAGTTGAAGCAATTGAAATGTAAACAGAGCCTACAGGATGCAGTGTCTCAATTCCGTTCTGAACTGCAGTAGCAACAAACGAACAGTTAGCAAGACGTGTAGTTTCTGTTCCTGCAGTCTGTGTAGGGCAAGTTGGGTTACCCGTTAGTACTGCATCGTTTTCATCAGCCTTGGTTGCAACAGCAACAGCGATGGCGTTGAACTCGTCATCAATCTCAGTACCTTTGACAATCTTTCCTGCGTTACCGGATGGCAATGAGTCCTTACTGGCAAAGTCTGTCGCTTTAGTATAGTCAGACATTAGTAAATCCTACCTTGTTTAACAAATATATCCATCTTCTGAATGGACAACTCAGAACCATTCACGTTTGCTTCAAAACCTACCTGAAGCACTTCTCCAGAACCACCGGCAGATGCACGAGTTGTGTCTGCAAGTGTACCTGATTGATACTCAGCAATATTGTACTCACCTACGTTATACTCGTACACTGTACGGGTTGCTAGGACAGCAGGATAAGACTGATATGAGTCAGTATAGTCAAAGCCTGCTTTCAGTACAAAATCCTGACCAGAACCACCAATAACTGTTACAGCGATACGCTTAAGAATCTTAACCTGTGTAGAGTCACCAAAGTCAAAATAGTTTGTATAGTACTTAAGACGATAAATCGTACTGTTGTCGGTGTAGCCTGTGTACTCTGCAATTCCATTTGTTTGAGTAAAGTATAACTCATTTGGTAACGACAGCATTGCAGTTTGTGTCTGGTTATCCCATAACGTCACACGAGCAGATCCATCAGGAAGGGGCTGTCTCATGTCAAAACAGTAGATGCGTTGGTAGCCCGGAAGTAACAACAAATAGAATGCATCGTCAGATGAGTACACAGCACGGATTGTTTCTTTTGAGACTCCGTTAATATCCCTTACAAGATCATCACGGACGTTCTTAGAGATGTCACGCATTGGAAGAGACTTCTCTTGGATGACTCGACCTAAAGTACGGAGACCATCATCAGACAAAAAAACAATGTCAGTACCAGTGTTCTGAATACTGTCACGAGAATTACACCCGACATTCTGAATTACTTCAACAAGACGTAATGTTGCAGGATCTAAAGTTTCTTGAGAATCTGTATCTGAGAAGACAACTAAAGAGTTCTGACAGAAAACAATTAACTGCCCGTTCTGAGCACCTAAGCCAACAATTTTATCAGAACCCTGAGTAAAAATCGCAGTTAAGTCAATTGATCCTGCTGAACCAGAACCCCAAGCGGCACCATCAAGTAAGTCAGACCAATACAATGTGACCTTGTCTGCTGTTGTGTCTGCCGCCCAGAGGCGTCCATAAGCCGCTAGAACGACGTTCGCATTAGGAACAGTACCTGAGTACGTTGCTTCGTCTTCAACGTCTGTGAGAGTCCCTAAGGCCCCATCATAGACCATTGGTTTGTATGCTCTCTGAAAGAAGTATGCTTTGTCGTTTAACGTAGCAACATCCCAGTTAGAGTCAGCAATCGTATTGTCTGTTGTTGGGGTAATCGTTGTTAATGTGGATGTGCCTGAGTAGAACGTAGTGTCAGACCATGATAAGATAGTCTCTGCACCTGCAATGTCAATGAACCGATGAAGTCCTTTGAGGTTGACACCAGTGGAGCCTGAAGTCAAATAAGACCAACCCTTGCGAGCACCTAATCGACCATACTTGTCAATAATGCAATTGTCAGCCTGCAGTGCAAAGCCTGCCGCTAGAGTAATCGAGGATTCCTGAGTGTTGAGCCCAAAGAACCCCGGAGCGGCAACACTAGAACTGACGAGCTTAGCTGTCATACGGTTTTCCAAATCTCTTCAGAGTGCTTAGCGGCATCCAGAGCAATTGCATCGTTCCACGCACGAACTGCATTTGCGTAAGCGGCAGTTGCACTAGCTCCTCCATCTTCTCCACGCTCTTCAACAGCCTTGGCATAGGCTAAGAGTTGCACAGGTGGTGCAGGAACATACAAGGAATCTGTATCGTTAGTCATCTCAGCCGTTCTTAAAACACAGTTGACACGGATTGTGTATGCTTTATCAGGAATAGGATAGATGTCGATCTGACTGTCATCATCTAAAGACAAACCATTAAAGGCATAGTACCTAGGTGATCCTGTCGTTTGGTCTGTCAATAAGAACTTTTCATTCATCCATGATGATGATTGTTGTTGCATGACGACATTTTCAGTGTCGTTAAGGATGTCTAAAATAGTGATTCTGTTTCCAGAACCATTCAGTTCGTAGTTAAATACATTAGCAGTTGTATCGGTACTTAAGGTAACCCTTAAGCCAGACCAATTGTGTGAGTCTTCAACCTCTCTCTTAGCGTCATTAACTAAGACACCAATCAAAGACGAATAAGGAGTCTCATCAACGGTTGCTACTGTACGCTCTCGTAGTCTCTTAAGTACATTGTTTACTGTTTGTAGATATGTTGCCATTTCAAAGTCTCTTTAGATCAATTATAGCATACTTTAAGATAAATGTCAAGTATTACCACTTGACTTTGTTAGCCCAATATGCCGCTGACAGTTTACCACGAGATATATTCTTAGCGTGTCTAGCTTTAAAACTACGTCTACGGGCTTTCTCAGCTTTAGTTTTAGGAGCCTTACCTGCCCCTGATACACCTTGCTGACCGAAACGAATCAACTTAATCGTATCACCTTCTTTGGCTAAGACAGCATGAGACTTCTTCGGGTGGTTAGGAGTACGCTTAGGCTTGTTGTAGCCGCTAAAGGTTTCACCACGGTATGTAATAGCCATTAATCCCAACCATCCTCTGATCCAAATCCACCGTAGTCATTAGAGGCATTGTCTTCAGAGCCATAACCATAACCACCAAAGTCAGAGCCAGAGCCTCCATCAACAGGGGATGGGCCTTGGTAATCAATCCCAGTGCCACCGCCACCACCTGAGCTTGGCTCAGTGTACTCATCTTCATACCATGATGGTGTCTCAAACATACCTGCAGTAACAGCCTGCAGACCTGCTACAGTCTGATTCGACAAGTTAGATGTATTGCGATATTGACCACTGGAATCAATGTAGCCTTGTCCGCCACCAACAACACCTTGAGGCAATCCCATGTATTGTTGGGGTGCAGTTATTGGAGCCGCATATGGGTTCATGCCAAAAGTCGGGACTGCAGTACGATTATCGAGACCAAACGGAGTATACCCCGGTCTAATGTTGTCTGCTTGTGTACCACGACCAAGAATCGTATCAACAATAGATCCTAGGGTTGGCATACGGTCTACAAAACCTTGCTGATAACCACCCTTTTGTGTAAACCCACCAAGCTCTCCACGAGCCATCATGCCCTCAAGTATGCTTGGGTTAGCTTTGATTGTGTCAATCTGTTCTTTGCTAAACCCTTCAGCTTCTAGCTCAGATTCTAATGCACTTTGGGCACCGTAGTCAACTAAACCACCCACAAGCATTCCGGGGATTCCCACGGCAGAACCGACCATTGGCCCCGGGGTTGCCTTGCCGGTCAATAAACCAATCGCACGTTCTACGTTAAACTGACGGGCCGCTTGAGGATCATAAGTATCTGGAGCACCATCACCATCGCCTCCTTGGTCTCTTACAATCATTTCACCTAACGGTTGTTGAGTAAGTTCCTCTGTAGCGGTTTCTTCTTCTGTCTTTGGCATATACTGCCCAAGAAGCATACCACGGACATTCTTAATACGCTTGAGATAGTCTACGAAACTTTCATTAGGTAAACGAGCAAACGGATCAGTTGTGTCTGTGTTAGCACCGATAGCGTTAGTGAGTTCTACAGTAGCCATTATCCACCCTGAATAACATCGTTGTGTTCAATTAAAGAGACTAAGAGCGTCATGGAGCCTGTAGCACTCGCCTTAATCTTATCACCTGCCTGCATATAGATAAACTCATTGTAGTCCCCACCGATCTGAAAGAACTCTTTGGCAGAAAGAGAGTATGCATCAAAGATTGGAAATGTGGTTGCCTCAGAAGCATCATAATAGTCTACATCAAAAGACTGTGTACTTCCAGAAGTATTTGTGATATAAAGCATGACCCACTCAGATTTCTTACTGGATGGGACAGTATAGATATCAGTTAGGGTTGTCGTCAGTATTTTACCGACACTTTTCTTAATCATGCTTAGTTGTACTTCCTGATACCTTTAGACGTACACGACATTGTGCCTGAGTCTTTGTTAGGGTTACTCATAGCCTTCTTTTTCTTCTTGTTAGTTTCGTTTTTGTATGCGGGTTTGTTGTTGTACATCATTTCTTTATCATCTCCATAACGCCCTTACCGGCTTTGACACCAAAGGAGGCTAGTACAATTACCATGAGAATCTCATGATACCAAGTCGGCAAAGTTGCCAATGCATCGAACCCCGATTGAATATGTCCTACCATGCTTGGTATAAAGACAAGGATCAAGGGTATGCTGAACACTATCGTCAGCCACTCGTCTTTCCACGAGTTCTTGGATGCTTCGGCCATGATGCGTTCCCAGTCCGCTGTGGACTGTGCCGCTGTTTTCAGTGCGGTGGCTTTGGCCTCTGCGGTGGCCTTGGTTGATTCCGCCTTGGCACTGACCCATGTACCTGCCAAGTCCGTGATAGCTGTGACTAACCCAATCATGTGGCATTTCCTGTTACGTCCGTCTGTACACACACTGCTTCATAGTTTATCTTAGGCTGTGGTGCTGTTGCCATAAAATACTCACGGGCTTCAAAGCACTGATCCATTGTTGCAAATGGGCCTTGAGGATAGACAGCATAGCCATCAGACTGAATTAGGATTGCAAATAATAACCACATAGGTGACCTACTGTTTACTGAGCCAGTAGAAGATGTATATTACCAAGCCAATGGCTGAGAGAACGCTAATGCCCAAACCGATGCTAATACAAATATCAACAATTTGTTTCTTACGTTTAGCTTTCTTGGCTTTCTCAGCTTTCTCTGCGGCTTCACGGCTTTCCTTCATCTTCCTCTGGTAGTCTAACCAATCTGTCCATAACCCGGCTCGCCCTT